TGTTATTGTTAGTAGATCCAAGCACATCAGCGTCAGTGCCAGAGAGCTTACAACGGTTAAATTTATACCCTTTGTAAGCTAACGTAGCAATTTCTCTGTTTAGCCATATATTACCATACGCATAATAAACGTCCATATCATTCAATACAGTAGGCTCTTCAACTTGTGGGTAGCTCAGCGAGAAAAATTTATTGTTTAACGCATTTATTTTTATCCTAGCAGGATAAGTTTGGGTGTCAGGCACTGCCCCTATCCCTATTTTCAAATCGCCATCAATTTTAAGAGCTATATTACCTGCATCGTCTAGTACGTTAAGTATATCTTGACCCGGTACAGTACCTTTAACAGTAGTTCCTCCTTTTAAAAAAGTATCAGTATTTGTAGCGCCCCCAATTGTAGTAGTGTCTGCTCCATTGCCAGTTACGCCATGACCTATGATTATTTCTCCGTCAACCGCTCCATTTGCATCAACCCCGTTAATTCTATTAAGAATATTCTTGTTGGCATTTATGACCGTTTTAAGATCATTCATATCTGTGTCCCAAACCTGATTGATCCTAGTCTTTTTTGGTGTTAACCCAAGCTTGTCGTCGTATGTTATTTCTTGTGCTATTGCCATTTTACAAAACGTCTTTTATAAATTCGTAAATAAGTATTAAAGAAAAGCCCCCAAATATTGTCCAAAAAATATCTAGCTTTTCAAAAGTTCCTTTTCCTGTTGCCTTGTCGTAAACCTCTTTTGCTATGGCAACAAAAACAGTAGATAAAGCACCAATACCCACATATGAGTTTTGCGAATGACCGTAGTCTTTTGCAATTAGCATGGTGCAAAGACCAATAAAAGCACCGAAAGCTAAGTGTAATTTCTTATCGAATGTTAGTTTTTTCATGTTATTTATATATCAAAGTTTAAATCGTAGTTTAAAAATATTAAAGGGTCGTAAACTTCCAACCCTAAATCTGCTAGGCTACTTATTAGCACCCCCGCCTTTTCTTCTTGACCTGTAAAGTCTAGGCTAAACCCGTTAAATTCATTTTCGCTTGCCCCCGAACTATTGCTGGTTTTTGCCGTTAACCCGTTGCGAACCCCGAACATGATTAGCTGATCATTTTCTGTTTCAACAATTACCCTGAAGTCAACTTTCAAAAAGTCGTGTATGTCAATTTCATCGTACACTTTAAAAAGTTGAATAGATACGTTATGATCAAACGAAATAGCACCGTTTTCAATTTTTGAGCTTTGCGTATAATTTCCCCGAACCTCAAAAACATAAATAATGCTATTCGGAAATTCAATCAAACTCATGCCACTGGTTTTGACTAAAGCCCTGCTATATTTTACGTAAGGCAACAAATAGATCTTTTTAATAGACCCGGTTGTCGTTTTACAATTTTTAAAATAATTGTCAATCACAACAGTCATTCCCGTCATTTTTACAGTTGCAACCTCTATTCATTGTGCCTTCGTAGTTTCCCCACTTCGTACCATCTTGAGAAGTTCCAAAATACAAGCCATTCATTAGCCCCATATTTCTAGTGGCATTTACCTCGTCTTGATGTCTTTTGTACTCAGGTAAATGATTTAAGCAAATCCATTTGTAAAATTGTTCTACTATCACTTGGGCGTTACCCCTATAACCGTTCGCAAAGGCTTCAATTTCTTGCCTATCTGGCACTGTTTCGTTTTCTGCTTCATGCTTGTAAATTCCCCCGTTGTCAACCGTATAAGAAGCAACCTCTATATATCTTGCGGTGGTTTGATTTTTTAAAATTGGCTTCACAAACTTTTCAAACAAAACCAAATATAATCCTGCTAAATTGTTGTTTTCAAAATCTGTTTTAAGTTTATCATATAGCTCCGTTCCTAGCAATGGCAGTATTACTTGAAGTTGTGTAGTGTATATTGCAAATTGGTATTTATCAATATCTACATTACCGCCTATCACAGTGGTTTTTGCTATTTCTTGGGGTGTTATAAATAATAGTTCTGCCATAATTACGCTTTCCAATAATTATTCCCTGAACTAGCAATTTCTGCAACTTCTTTTGGGTTTTGAACCCACTTTGCATCTGATCTTTCGCTTGGAGGCAGTTGATTAATCAACCTTCTAGCTTCGTTTACTCCTATCTTTTTATTATTTCTACGAAGGTATATTTTGCGTTGCCAAAAATGCTTGCAATAAACGCCCCCCTTATATTTTGCTATATCATAGGTGTTTGCACCTTTAAGCCCCATGCCTTTGTTTACTACTTTTTTACTAGCACTCTCTAAATCCTCCCAACGATAAACCCGATTTTCTTTCAAAACCTTTCTACAAAACTCTCTTTCACCTGTTTTAGTTCCAGCGTATTGGTATCGAACTTTAAAAAGGCTAGTATCTTGCTCGCTTTTCTTTTTTGGCGTAGAAAAAGGGGTTCTAGCTAGTTCAATAATGTTATTTAATTGACCCTCTTTTATGTTAAAGGCTTCTTTATCCTCACAAATCAATTCAAATTCATGCATTAAATCACCCTCATTTTCTCCACTCATGATAAATTCATCTGCGGTATCGTCAATTACCTTTTGTAAGGGCGTTTCATTTAGTATTACACTATCACAACCGCAACCGAATTTCTTTAATTCTGTTTTTACCTCACTATCAATGTCATCACGAACCACCTCTTTAGGTTTTTTCTTAAATATATTGTCTATTTCATCTTGAGGGTAGGATAGCATTGATGATAAAATAGATTTCCCCTGCTCTTCTGTTAGAAGTCCGTTGTTTACGCTTGATATGATATTAGTTGCGGATGCTATTTGCCCTGCATCAAACGATTTATTCACATCTGCAGGAACTTCCGTGTTCGGTATGAAATAAAAATCATATTCAAAGCCGTAAAAGTTAAAAATAGCACTAAAAGCATCTGTGATATACTTTTGTTTCGGACGTACTACCCGCTTGTATTGTTGCACTTCTGCTGTGTCTAGCTCGTTTGCATTGTTTCCAAGCCCTGTATTTTCTTTAACCCCAAAAAGGGCAGCACTGATAACCCTATGAGCCGTGAATAATTGCTGCCTGCTTTCTTTTGTTAAAAATTCCCATTGTTTGTGGGCAGAATTCACATCAAGAGGTACAATGTTCACCTCCATGTCCCTTCCGTTAAAGGCTATCAGGAATTTCCCCGAATTATTGCTGCCAGTTAACTTGTTTTTGATTTCATGCTCAAACTTCCGCCTCTCTTCTGCGCTCCAATTCGCCCCGTCTGGTACGTTTATAATATAGCCAAAACTCAATCCGTTTTTAATATGATTGATGCAGTAGTTTGCTATCTCCTCTTCCATCTCAGCGTATGGCAATCCCGCCATATAATCGGGGTCTGAAAAATATTCTTTACCTGCCTTGTATGGTTTTATTTCATGTATGGTTATTTCAGAAGTTTCTGATAGACCAAACGCTGGAAAATACTCAGGTTTGTTTTCCTTTTTGTTTGATCTACTCCAATCCTTACTAAACCAATACCCATTTATATTGCCCTCTTCATCTTCTATTTGTGGAATTATCTTGTTTTTTGCAATATGCCTAATTTCAGGTAAATTTTTTTTGTTCTTTTTGGGTATTATTTGAATATTTGCAGATCCAAATAGTTGAAAATCTGATACTATTTTTCTGACTTCACTATCATTAGTGGCTTCATCAAGTGCATTTAATGCTTCTTTGTTGTCGCTGGTAATCCCTTTCCCGTAGATTAGGTCAATGTAAGTGTTAATTATAGCGGAATTCGTTGGGCTGCCGTTAAATCTATCAATCACATACTGGTAAAATATATTTTTTTGACCATTCATAACCCAATCTCTCGACTTGTTTTCATCTAATTTTGGGCGAACATAGCTATTTAGCTGAATTAATCTTATTTCTCCTGCCTTCTTTTCACTCATAGTAATATAAATTATTTGATAGTTTGTATTTTTGAGGGTTTTGGCTTGTCGCAATTAGCTTTCCTCTATAAATTATAATTCCCGCGTCCTCTATTTTTATTTGAAACTTGTCATTATCAGCAAATGTAAAGTCAAAAGTTACCGAAGTAATTCCGTCTATTGTTGATATTACGTTTGCAATATCAGTCTCTATCCTTGTAACTTCGTTGTATAGCTTTAACGTAGCAACTTCTATATAAAACCTGGGTATGAGTTTTATTACATGAGTAGCATCGTTTGGGTTTACAACTTTCATAACAACAGAACGGAAAAGATGGTTTTTCGTTATAAATTAAATTCTAAAAAGTTTTTTTATGTTAAATTAATTACTATATTTACGGTATAACTAAAAAACAATAATATGAAAAAAGTAGCATTTATTTTATTAGTCGCATTATTCGCAAGCTGTTCAAAAGACAATTCAGGTTGTGAGTGCACTGCTCAAATATACCAGTTCAAGCAAAAAACTTACACTGAATTTTACTCAGATGATTGCAAAGATGATGGTAGAGTAATTGGTGGCGGTTCAAATCTCGAGAAACGAGTAACTTGTGAATAAAAAATTATGGTAAAACTAAAATGTGAGTGTTGCGGAATTGGTAGACGTAGAGATATAATGTTTGGGAATAGCCTATAAAAAAACCCCTAAAAAGGGGCTTTAAATAATTGTTTTAAGGCGGGCTTTATATCGTTACTTTTTCTAAAAACGCTGTTACTGTTGCAGAATCCAATATAGGAGCGTAATCCTTAGTCATTGAAGTTCCCGTTAGAGTGTATCCGTTAAATTCTGCACCTTCACCTCCAGTAGTTGAAACTCCTGTAAAATCTATTCCTTCCTTTATTCCTACTGCATGATAATTATCATTGTAGTCTCTAATGACTAACATAGGGTAACCTTTAATTAAAATATTTAAAGTAGCGTTTTTATCAGCGGTTATGCCATTAAGTAAGGCTGTGATGGTTTGAGTGTTTATTGTCGTACCAGTGTTTCTGTCTGACGCCATGTTTTGCTCTAAAATATGCCCACCGCCTTTGATCTTAAATTCATAAGCAGTTGTCAACAGGTCACTTATACCTGTAGCAACACCATCTACAACCGTAAAAGGATCTTCCAAATAATTGAACATATATATTCTTTGATTACCTGCCTGCAATTTTTTGCATTGAATGCCAATGCCATTTGTTATATCACTACATCCCATGTTTTATATTTTTATGCTCTATAAAGAACGATTTCACCACCAAAAGCATACTGTACGCCTCCAGTCATTACATACTTCATTCTGATCGTACCGCTAAGATCAGAATCATCCATGTCTTTTATTCTAACTTCGCTCATGTCATCAAGTAAGCCAGTTCCAAAATAGATTTGTGAAGGGTTGTATCCTAACATTGTGTTTGCACTAAAGGCTTTTATTTCTGTTAAAGTATAACCATCAAACTCAGCCTCATTTGGCTTTAAGAATGTACCGTTAGTTCTTGCCTGTGTTCCGTAAAGCTTTTTTAAAGCACGAATTACATTCGTAGATACACCCATTTTATAACCGTCGCTAACAATTAATTCATCTGGAATAGCATCAATAAATTTACCAAGTTCTGCTTCTACATTTGCTGAAGTTATTGCCACAGGTGTAGCCACATCAATAACATCGCCATCTAGCAATAAAGCTGGAATAACTCCTGCAAAATTTCCGTCTAAGCCGTCTCCCTCCCAAATATCAGCGTCTATTTTTCTTGCTACTCTTCTTGCCATATCCTCAAGAATTGCCACT